ATTTTTAAAGTCGTCGAACTTGATCCCGAGTTCGGTCAGCGCGCCGAGCGTCGAACGGTTGCCGCTAGAGAGGTTCTCGGTAAGCTTGATCGCGGCCCCCGTGATCTCGGTGATCGAGTTGCCCGCCGCCATGCCCGCGCGCTCGAATGACTGCAACGTCTCGACGTTGATCCCGGTTTTTTGGTGGAGCTTATCGAGTTCCTCACTCGCGGCGGCGATATCTTTCACGAATCCGACAACCGCGCCGAGCGAGAGTTGCACACCGAACGCGCCGAGCACGCCGGTAAACGCCGACGTCGCCGCACTCCAATCCCCGGTAGCCGAGGCCGCGTTTTTCGAGGCGTCGGCGTACTTCTGAATATTCGCGGGCACGTCTTGCCCGTACGCGCGCAATTTCTCGGCGGCCTCGCTCATCGTCGGGCCGATCTTCGCGAGTTCGGAATTTGTCACGCGGGCGACGCCGCCGACGTCGTCGAGGGCCTTGGCGATCAACGTCGCCTCGGAAATGATTTGGCGGCCAGAGAATTGATCCACCATGCGCGACAACGACGTCGACACGGTACCGGCCGCCGCGTCAAACCCCTTGAGCTGTACAACGGCCTTGTCGACGGCGTCGTAAAAGCTCGCAAAATTGGCGTCGAAACGCCCCGTCATGGCCATGGCGTTTTACTCTTTAGCCTCGGCGATGAGTTCCTCGACGAGCACGCGATATACCTCGGCGTCTAATTGACGGATCCACTCGTACCGCCAGCCGCAACGGCGGGCGATGTTGAGATCGGAGACGATGCGATCGCGCCACTCGGGATCGTTTTTTTTTCTTCCTCGCGCGCGGCGATCATCTCGGTTTCGTGGGTTCGGATCGCGGCAAGGATCTCCGTCACGGTGTCGTCGTCGAAGGAATCGAGCGCGGCGTCGACGTACTCGGGCCCCTGCCCTCGGATCTCGATCTTGTCGCCGTCGGGCGTGGTCATGCTCCAATCGACGAGATACGCGACGATTTGCGCGTGCCCCATCTGGATCGGATCCACGCGGCCGACGCCGTCGGCCCCCGTAAAAAATCGGCGTTTGACCGCCTCGCTCAATTCGCCATGCGTCAAGCGTTTCCGCACGATCAACCAATCCCCATCGGAGATCTCGAGACGGCGGGTTTCGGGCACCACGACACGCGAACGCATAACACCCCTTACTGTTCGGGCGGCCCGAGACGCGCGCGGATCTCGCGCGTCCCGACGTGCACGCTATGAACGCGAAACATCCAAAATCCTTTGATCCGCGAGGCGGTGAAATAGAGCGGCGTTTGCCGTAACTTAAACGCGTCGACGCCGCCCACGGGCGCGAGCGCGGCCGCCAACGCCCACGCGGGGCGGCCGTCGGGATCCTTCTCGCGCACGATCCGCCATGTCGTGAGCCGCGCGGCGGGGATCGAGTTCGAGCCCCACAGAATCGATCCGCCGATCCCGCGCAACGCGAACCCGTCGCGAAACATTTACGGCCCGGCGGGTGCCATCGACCACGGGCCGCCCGCCATGAATTCGCCCGAGACGACGGGCGCGCCGTCGACGGTGGTGTCGATATCCGCCGACAGGTACGCGAGGCCGCTCCAGAAAAACGTGGGTTCGGTGGTGTTGGGCACGAGCTGCAACATGCCGGGGGTTTCCGCGACGGCGGCGTCGAACAACGTCCGCTCGCTCGAATTCCAGAACCCTTTGACGCTGCCCGAGACGTCGGGCAACCCGGGCACGTATACCTCGTTCGGATCGCCAAAGCAGGTGACTTTTGTTTTTCCCATTTTTTGGGAAAGCTTCCACCCGTTGAGCGACACGATCTCCACCGTCGGCGGCGCAACGCCCGCCGGATCGTAAAGTACTTGTCCGTATCGGCCCGTCTTGATCACGATGATCCCCCCTTCACGCGGCGCGTAACGCGCTCGCCGGATTGACACTCATTTCCACGCGATACAGGCCCCCGCGATGCGTCCACACGATCGAGGCGTCGACGTCGTCGCGTTCGAGTTCCCGTACGCGTTGCTCGCGCGCGCTCGACATCCACGTATAGCCAGCGACGGTGATCGGCACGTCCTCGATCAATTGATCGATCCGCGCGGCCGCGCCTTTCGAGTCGGGCGGCGGCGATCCGTTGATCGAGACGGCTTGCACGAGGTACAACACGCTCTCGAACGCGCGCCCGCCGAACACGGCGGCGTCGTGGTTCTCGGCGATCGAGACGAGTACAAACCGCGTCGCGTTTTTCCCCGTCGCGACCGAGAGGCCCGCGAGGCCGAAAAACACGCCGTCGGGCATCGCGGCGCGTAACGTCGCGTCGTTTTGCAGTACGGCGATCAACGCGGCGTCGATATCCGACGAATCCGCCACGACTACGCCGCCCCCTCGACGACGAGGCCCGCGCGTTCGAGCAACTCGCGAAAATCTTCGTTGTACATGGCGCGCCGTTCCTCGCTCGCGATTCGGATAAAGACGTGCCCGGCGGGCATGGCCCCGCGATTGGCGCCGAGGGCGTTATGCCGCGCCTGCGTGCCAAACTCGAAAATCGCCGCCAGCGGCGACGTGTTTTTTACGATCGCGCTCGCCGACACGTTGCTTTCCTCCGTCGTGACTTTCAGACGGTTGCGTAAGCTTTTGTTGCCGTCGCCCGTGCGTTGCGGGTACGCCTCGCGCATGCGGGCGGCCGCGCGGTTCGCGCGTTGCAACGTGATCGCGCGAGCCTCGGCCTGTAACGCGGCGGGCAATTGCGCGAGCTGTTCGGTCAGTTCGGTGAGGCCGTCGATTACGAATGTCGCGGGCATCAGTTCACCACTTCGACGCCAAAGCAGACGAGTTGCGTGTTGCGTTCCTCGGGGTTGACGACGCCGGTAAGGTTGAACACGCGGCCGCGAAACACCACGCGCGACGCCGTCGACACTTGCGGGTGATACGGCATCGCGATCACGTGCGTCGCTTGTGCGATCACGGTGCCCGAGGCGAGGTTTTCCAGATCCCGCGCCGACGCGGCCGCGATGTACGCTTTTACTTGCGGCGGATCGAGATCCGCCCACGTCGCGATCGTGCCGCCGTCGCCGTCGGGCACGGGCACGCCGGGCCCCTGCACGGTAACGAGGTGCACACGTTGCCCGGCCGTCACGCGCCGCGCGAGCCCCGAGTTAATCAGCGTCATGCGAGGGCCGGATCCCGCAACCGGCGTAACAGGTTCGTCACTGTCGGCGAGAGATCCCCGGGCGTCGTCGGGGCCGTGTCGCCCTCGGGATCGTCGCCTCGGAACCGCCATAGCTCGCCGACTTGGAGCTTGATCGCCGCGTCGACGATCGGCGAGTCGGGCAATGTGTCGGCCTTGAGATAGTCGAGTACGATCGCCGTCGCCTCGGCGAGCTTGTCGGTAAGATCTTGATCGCCGTCGGGATCGGTGTCCGTCTCGGGGATCTGTAAATGCCGTTTGATCGCGGCGAGATCGAGCGCCATTACGCGCGGCCCCCGACGGCGTACGCGGCGGCGTCTTTCCCGTCGCGCCCGCGCTTGACTTTCAACGTCCACGCGGCCGATCCGTCGCCCGGTTTCGCGGTTGTCGTCGCGTTGCAATGCCACTCGGAACCCGCCCACGTGACGCAATCGCCGCGCTCGTACGTTTTGCGCGCGCTCCACACGTCGCGGTAAATCTCGCAGGGGAACGCGACGGTTCCGAGATCCTTGACGCGATCCCCATTGACGGCGCGCACGGTGATCCGCCGTTCGCCGTCGTGCAACAGTTCGAGATCCCCGAACCCGAGGCCGTCGAGGCCCGCAGGCCCGGGCGCGCCGTCGGTGCCGTCGCGGCCGTCACGCGGCGCGGGGGCCGCTTCAAGCGCGGCGATCCGCCCGCCGAGCGCGGCCTCGACGCCGACGAGACGATCGGCGATCGCGCGCTCGACGTACGTTTTGATAATCGGCGCGATCCCTTTCACGACGAGCGCGAGTTCATCGGCCGTCATGCGACCGCCTGTAATTCACGTTCGAGCAACGCGGCGATCACGACGTCGACATGTTTGACTTGATCGCCCGAGGGGATCGGCGGGGGCCCGGTGACGGCGTCGGGCCCGGGCGTGGGTTTACTGAACGGTTGATCCGCGTCGCGTTCGGCGAGCGCGGCGAGGCTGTACATTTGCTGTTGCATGTACGGCGTGTCGCCGCCCTCGACGGGCCCGAGGCCGAAATAGCGTTTTCGCGCCTCGTCGGGTGACATCGCGCCCGCCGAGATCGCATCCCCCGCCGCCTTGGTTTTCGTCGCGGTGTCCATCCATATCAGATCGTCAATATCGAACTCGGTGCCGTACTGCGTGCCGTTGATCTTGTCGATCAACCCGAGGCCCGCGTCGAGCGACCGCTCGAAATTGGTAAGCAGCGATTGCAGGCATTGCGCGTAGTACTGTTGGAACACGGGTTCCACGTTGGCGTACGGCGGCGTCGGGCCGACGTTCACCATATAGGGCGGGACGTGGTAGCACGAGCACACGTTTTCGGCCGACCATTTCAGTTGCTCGATCAATTGCGCGTCGGCCGCGTTGACGGTGAGCGGGATATACGTAAGGCCGTCGCCCACAACGGCGACTTTGCCGACGTTCTCGCCCGAAAAATTCGTATCCCAGTACGCTTTGAGGCGCGCCGCCGTCTCGTCGGAGATCGCGCCCGGGGCCGTCAACACGCCGCCCGGTTGACTACCCGCGCCGAAAAACTTCGCGCTCGACGTTTGGATCTGTAACCCTTGCATCGCCGAGAGGCCGCACGCATAGATCGGCGTGACGCCGACGAGCGGGTGAAACAGCGCGACCATGGTGTCGTGAATAATTTCCGAGGCGGGGGCGGCGGCGACGCCGAACGGCAACTCAGAGAGGGGATCGGATCCGAGCTGGTAGTACACCGAACCGTCGGGCGCGATCAACGGCATTACGCGCATCGGGTTGAGCACGTACAGCGCGACGACGACGCCGCGCGCGTCGCGTTCCTTCAGGATGTACGCGTTCCCGTTGATTAACTTGCTGACGATCCATTGCTCAACGAATTTGTTGATCGTCTGGTAGCGGTTCGGCTTGCGCAGTACGGGCGAAAACGCCGGGTTGTCGGTTTCCGTCCAGATCCCGTTAGCGTCTTTCGACACGAGGCGTAAATACAATTTGCCAATGTCGGACGCGATCAAGGTAATGCACGCGTAGACGGCGAAGTACGCGAGCACGCTATCGGGGCTCACGTCGACGTTCTGTTGCCATGCGCCCGTGAACGATTCGCGCACGACGGGCCACCATCCGCCCCCGGCGCCGCTTGTGGGCGGTTGCATCGCCGTCGCCCGCGAGATATTGAGCCCGAGGATCCGCACGCCGTTACCCGGCCCGCCCCGCCGCCCACGCGGTACCGTTCCAATACGATTCGGACGCATCGCCGCATACGACGTACTGGCCCGTCGTCCACAACGTCGACGGCGTCGCCGTAATGCCGCTCATGTCGGCCGAGGTGGCGGGGGGCGTCGAGCCGGGGGGTTCCCATGTGCCCGGCGTCCCGGCCGTTGCGCCCGTGGCGGCGACGGGCGGCGGAAGTGTCGCGCCGATGAGATCGACAAACCCACACCCGACGAGCGTTTCCAGTAACCAGTAATCGGTAACGGCGTACGCGTCGCCCTCAAGGTGTGTTTCGTCGGGGCCGTTCGTGTGGTACACCGTCGCGACGACGTCGGCCGATTCGACGCGAGCATCGGGCATGGATTGCATCGCCTTACTTCCTCTTGGCGTGCGGGACCGGGCGCGCGGGCGGGAGATCCTCGGTAGTCATCGGCGTCACGGGTGCCGATGCGCGCGGCGGCGCGGCGGCGGCGGGCCCCGTTTCAGGGACACGCGCCGCCATGCCGTTGGCAAGGATCGTCTCGCCGAGGGCGTCGTCGACGTCGTACTCGTCGCCGACGCTGTAACTCTTGTCGGCGTCGGTGTGCGGAACAACGGCAACTAATCGCATCGGCCCCTCTCTTGGATTTACGCGGCGTACGTTTGCACGGTGTACTGAACGCAACCCGCGCGCGCTTTCTTCCAGTTGATAAACCGTTCCGCGCGCAACCCGACGAGGTTGTTTTGCCAGAGCGAGGTAAACACGGTTGTCGCGTCGGCCGGGTTCGTCGGCGCGCTATCCATTTGGAGCGACGCCTCGCGCGATACGTCGATCGTCACGCCGCCGTCGTCGGCGTACAGCACGCAACCGGGCGACACGAGCACGACGTTTGATCCCGCCGTCTGACTCGTGACGACGCGGATCCCGAGCGGCCCGACGCCGCCCGAGAGCGACAACGACGGGAACAACGGTTGCCCGAGGGGGTTCAACGCCGCCGAGAGGGCAAGGGCGTTGGCCTCCGACATGATCAACACGGCCCCCGCCACGGGGAGATTGGCGGCCGTAAACGCGTTCATCAGCGCGATCACGTCCGTACGCGCGTTCGCGGGCGACGTGCCCGCCGACGTGATCGGGGTAACGCCGTTGGTGATCGAGCCGGGCGAGACACCCGCAACCGGCGCTTTCGTCGGATCGATAAATTCGTTGTCGAGGAATTGCGCGATCCCCGCGATCATGTCGGCCCGAATGATCGCCTCGGCCGACGGCGACGAGTTGCGCGCGAGTTCCTCGGTAATCACGATGATCCCCGCGCACTTGGTAATCTGAATCGTGATCGATCCGAATTGGAGTTTCGTGACGGGTTTCGGCGCGCCTTGCCCTACCCACCCGTACGATCCGCCGCCCGTCTGTGAGGGAACGGACACGTTGAACGGCACGCGCATAAACCCGTCGACTTTGCCGAGGATCGTTGCGGGCCGGAGTAGTTCGAGGAACTCTGTCGCCAACGGCGTGATCGGCGCGAGAGGCCCGGCCCACGTCGCGTCGGTAGACGTGCCCGGGGCCACGGCGGCCTTGAGTACGAGTTCAACTTCGGGCGTCGAGTCTTTCCATTGCTTCGCGAATTCGAGCGATCGCATGGTGTCGCCGCGCCCGTACGCGATCGCCTGACAGTACCGGACGAACGCCGTAGCTTTTGGTAGCTGTGATTTGACTTGCACGATCGGGACGTTGCCGTTCCCGCGCAGTTCGGCGGCGCGCGTGAGATCGGTGACGGGCGCGATCGCGGTGGCGTGCGAGAGGTTCGTTTTTTCAAGATCGCGCATCCGCACAAGGTGCGCGTCGACGGCCTTTACTTCGAGCGCGAGCCCGTCGTATTCCTCGGTTTGTTTCTCGTCGAGGGTGACGTTTGCGGCGGCGGCCGTCGTCATGAGTTCGTTCATGCGGGCCGATTTGGCGGCGCGGGTATTCTCGAATTGCGTGATCTGTTCGGGGATCGTCATGGCACGCGCGCCCCTTACGGCGCGAACAACGGGCAAGGGATCCGCAACGCCGGATGTGTTAGGGCCTGACGCGGCCGAGGCGTCGAGCGACTTGATCGCTAGGATCGTCGCCTCGACATTTGCGGGGATCGTGACGAGCGACAGTTCGATAATTTCCGTTTTCGTGAGGTGTAAGCGGCCGTGTTTGAGTAGTTCGGCCCCGTTTTTCAGAATGCGATAGCCGACGGACACGCCGCGAATGAGCGACGCCGTGATCGATTGCCACGCCTCATCGGTGCGATCCTTGAGTCGCCCGGGTTCGGTGACGATCGGGATCGTCGCCTCGAACGGGACGCCCGCCGCCGTCGGCGCGCCGAGTGTCGCGAGGCCGATCGGACTTTGGCGATCGTGATGAAACAACAGCGGGATCGGGTTTTGGAACGTGACGCCCGAGGGTTCGAGCACGTCGCCGGTACGATCCATCGTCGGCGTTGTCGCGATGCCCGAGAACGTACGGGCCGACGCGTCAAAGCTCTTGACGTCGAGGATCGCGTATTCCCGATCGATCACGGTGCTCGACAGGATCGGGCGGGCCGCGCGGCGTGTCTATTTACGGAGCCGAAAATCCTTTGCGGGCCTCGCGTAACGCGCGCCGTACCCAATCGCCGATCGAGAGCCGCGCGCGATCGGCGGCCTCGCGCGTGGCGGCGTAATCCTTACCCGGTACGCGTACGTGTAAGTGGATCGAGGGATCATCGGACGCGAGCGGCGGCCGCCCGCGCGGGCGTTTCGGCGTCGTCGTCATGGTTGCGTCCCCCCAAAAATCATCATTTGGTATTGCGGTGGCGGCGTGTTCGGTTGTCGTACCCACAACGCGAGGGCCATATCGAGCGCGACTTGCCCGTCGATTTTGTCGGCGGCCTTGTCTTTATCGGGCCGCGAGTCGCCGCGCAACCCATGCCGGATCACGTAGTTGTCGGCCATCCACGCGAGGATCTCGTTACCGCCGTGACACAACGCCCGCGCCGCAATCAACTCGCCCTTTCGACGGATCGCCTCGGTAAGTTGAAACCCTTGCGGTTGATCGATCATGTCGACGCCGTCGCCGATCAAATGTTGCGCGAGCTGTTCGGCAAACCGTTTGTCGTACGCGACGGATCGCACGCCGTCGGTGCGGCAGTCGTCGCCGACGGTGGCCTCGACCACGTCGTAATCCGTCGTCGCCCCCTCGGTAACGGTGAGCAACCCGCGCCGTTGCCATTGCTGATACGGCCGGTGCGGGTACTTGGTGAGGGCCGACTCGGGCAACCAAAACCGACATTTGACAACGACGCGGCCGTCGTCGAGCGTCCAGATCCGTACCCACGCGGTAAAGTCGTCGGACATCCCGAGATCGAGGCCGCCGTAACACGGCACGCCGACAAGCTCGCTCTCGGGCGGCGGCGGCGCGCACGCCCGCCACGCGTCCATGTCGATCGCGCGCGTATGTTGCTGTGTCCACACGCAAAAATTGAGGCGCAACACCGTATTCGTTTCGCCGGGAATATTTTTGGCAGCCGACACTTGATCGGCGAGGTACTCGCGTTGAATCGAGATCCCTAAGTTCGGATTGGCCTTGATCCAACACGCCTCGTTATCGAGCGGGTTCTCGCCCTCGGCGAGCGCGCACACGTACGCGAACCATCGATCGTCGAGTACGGTACGTTCGAGCACGTGCCGACTATGTTCATGATGCTGGAAACAAATCGACGTGCGATCGGTGCCTGAGTTCGTGATCTCGGGAAACAACGCGTCAAGGTTCCCCTTTGCGCCCGCGCGCATTTTGTTGACGGTGTCGGCGTTCGGGTGCTCGTGCAACTCGTCGATCAATCCCATATGCGGCCGCGTGCCCGACTTACTCGATTGCTCGCGCGAGAACGGCCGGAAAAATCCGAGGCCGTAACTCATGTTGTGCACTTGTTGAATGCCCGACTTTGTGATCCGCGACGCGAGCGCGGGCGACGCGTCCACCATGCGCACGGCGTCGCGGTACATGACCATCGCTTGATCGCGATCGGCGGCGGCGGCGTAAATTTGCGGGGCCGTTTGCCCGTCCATCATCAGGCCGTACAGCCCGATCGCCGCGAGCAACGGCGTTTTACCATTGCCCTTGCCGACTTCGATGTACGCGTTGCGATAGCGTCGGTGCCCGTTGTCGAGGATCCACCCGAACAACGATCCGACGATAAAGGTTTGCCACGGTTCGAGGCGGAACACGCGCGGATCGCCGTGCTCGTCGACGGTGTCGGGCAATCGTACGAGCCGCTCGATAAAATCGATCACGTGATCGGCGGCCTTGGGGTGCCACGTAAACCCCGCGCGCGCGCCGTCACGACGATCGCGCTCGTGCCGTTCGCAGGCGAGCGCGACGAGCGGGCCGACGACGATCCGGCCTTGTAAGGCGTCTTTTGCGTACTGGTGTACGCGGTGGATCACTTCACGCGGGCGAGGCGGGGCGGCCGCGTTCGCTGGAACTCGGTAAACGGATCGGCCGCCTCGGGTTGAGACGGTGCGACAATGCGCGGGCGTTGCGTCGGCGTAATCCCGAGTTCGGCGGCCGCGCGCATGAACAAGCTATACGCGCGGTTCGCGATCGGGATCGCCGGGTTCGGGATCCGTCGCCCTTTCGGGCCGCCCGCGATCATCAGCCCGCCAGCCACGATCGTTTCGAGTTGGATCCATTGCGCGTACTTCAGGCAATACGCGATCAAGAGCGACCGATCGATCGTCGTCGCGTGCCCGCGCTCCGCGAGCAACGGCACGACGCGATCCCACTCGGCGCGGCCGATCGGATCCGCGAGTTCGTCGGGCGTCGCGGGATCGATCGCCTCGTACTTGGGCGCGTGCACGTTGATCGGCCGTCGGGCCGCGTTGCCGTTGTGTTCGCGCACGTCGGCCGTTTGCGGTTTTCGTCCTCGCATACTTCACCCTCGCCCGCGCGCCCGCCGCAACGCGGCGATTTGCGCGCGTTCCTCGTCTGTTGGTACCCATTGCAGAAAATCGAGCATGAGCGCCGCGATCCCCCGCGCGGCCGCCTCGTCGAGCACGGCCTCGACAATCCCGGGGTACTCACGCTCTAACCCGACCGCAACGCTCTCGCCTCGTGTCTCGATCCCTGTCGGGATCCCTGTCTGAACCATTGCCGATATCCTTAGCAATTTTTCAATTTTCATTTTGCCGACGTTGCGTAAATGAC